TTCCATAACAGGTGGCAATGTTAGAGGTTTATACTGGACTTATCCTGATACCGATAATCACGAAGTACAAAGATTACCATATATTGAAGAAGAAAAATATACTGAATTATGTCCTGAATTTAAAGGTACATACTTTGAAGAAGTTTATCAAATACTAAAAGATAAGTTTGGTGAAATAGGCAGAGTTCGTATATTAATGAAACCACCAAGAAGTTGTTTATCTTGGCATAGAGACCCCGAGCCACGAATACACATACCAATAATAACAAATGTTGGTTGTAAAATGGTAATAGAAGATGAGTCTTTTCATATGCCAGCAAATGGTAGTGCATATGTTACCGATAATACAAAATATCATAACTTCTTTAATGGTAGTGAAATAGATAGAGTTCATTTAGTAGCAACAATGTTAAGGCCGTTTTATACGTAATGAGAGACAAATTAATTTTAATACTTACAATAGTTAATTCATTAGCAATATTGTTTCTATGTTATTATGCATATAGTCAAATAGATTCACAATTGCATATGTGGGATATGTTTCAAGATTTTGAAAGATTACTTATAGAAATATTAACAGGTAGAATGGAAACAAAAGACGTATGATTAAGTTATCAGATAACGCATACAAAAGACTTAATGAATTAAGAAACAAAGCAAACAAGAAGTTTGTACGTTTAGATGTTAAGGGTGGTGGTTGTGCAGGTTTTAATTATGAATGGTCTTATGCAGACGAAGAACAACGTACAGACGCCGTGGTTGATGATGTATTAGTTGTAAGTAGAGATTATGAATTATATCTTATGGGTTTAGAATTAGATTATAGTTATGATGATTTTGAATCTATGTTTAAATTTAATAATCCAAAAGCTACAAGTTCGTGTGGCTGTGGTACTAGTTTTGCAATATAAATAGTAATATGACAACTTACACACCTCAAACAATTAAAACGTTCTATGGACCAAGATTAAGAAAAGCGGTCAATACAGAAACGCAAAAAATTCAATCTTCATTTACAAATGTTGATACAGAGAAATTAAGCACGTCTGATTTTGGTACACATTTTCAAAGTCATTCAGCAGTAGGTTTTGATTCACATATTAAACCAACAAGTGCGGCTGTAGATTTAGGAACATCAACAAGTAATTGGCGACATATCTATGCTAGTGGTACAATACACGTAGGCAGTAAATCTTTTGGTGAAGTAGGTAATGCTATTGATACAGGCACAGATAATTTCGCAACAACAGATTTAACGGTTAGAGGTAATTTAAATGTACAAGGTTCTACGGTAACCGTAGATACAGCATTAGTACAATTACAAAACGGTTTTGTATTTGAAGGTTCTACACCAGATGATTACGAAACTACAATGACTGCCACAAATCCTACACAGGATAATACAATAACTATACCAAATGAATCAGGTAATATTGTA